TACGGCGTCACCTGGGACGACAGTTCGCAGGGCGCGGAGCTCTACGACGACTTCATCGCCGCGGCTGTCGCCGAGGCGATCACCGAGGATGCCGCGTGGTATTGCTGGCACGCCTCGCGCCGCCAGGCGATGCTGGAAGCCTGCTGGGAAAGGGCGGGCGCCTTCGTGCACCAGCAGATCATCTGGGTGAAGGACCGCGGGGTGCTGACCCGGTCGCACTATCTATGGAAGCACGAGCCCTGCTTCATGGGCTGGCGCCGGCCGCACCGCCCGCCCAAGGTCGCCGAGGAAACGCTGCCCTCGACCTGGGAGATGCCGAGCTTCGCGAAAGATGAGCGTCCCGACCACCCGACGCCGAAGCCTCTCGATGCTTTCGGGATCCCGATGCGCCAGCACGTCGCCCGCGGCGGCCTCTGCTACGAGCCGTTCTCTGGCTCCGGCTCGCAGATCATGGCGGGCGAGGCCAACGGACGCCGCGTCTACGCGATGGAGATCAGCCCCGCCTATGTCGACGTGGCGGTGGAGCGCTGGCAGGCAGAGACTGGCCGCGACGCGATCCTCGACGGCGACGGCCGGACCTTCGCGGCGGTGAAGGCCGAGCGGTTGGGCATGACCACGAAAGACAAGGAGATGGCATGAAACAAAGCCGGACCATGTCGTTGATCGAGGCCATCGCCAATGTCGTGGTGGGATACTGCGTCGCCGTGCTGACGCAAATCCTGATCTTCCCGATGTTCCACCTGCACACGAGTTTGGCGCAGAACCTGAAGATGGGCGCGGTGTTCACAGTGGTGAGCGTCGCGCGTTCCTTCGCCCTGCGCCGGCTGTTCGAGGCGATCCGGGTGAGAAACGCGGAATGAAAATCCGCCGCCCGGGGTTGGGCGGCGGTGGTTGGCTCGAATGGCCTCAGTCGCGGATGGCGTACACCCTGCCGCGCCCCTCGATTTCCTCGGAGGTGATGGTCAGGCCGAGCTTCTTCTTGAGCGCGCCGGCCATCGCACCCCTCACGGTGTGCGGCCTCCACTGAAGGGCCGTGGCGATCTCGTCGATGGTGGCGCCGCCCTCGGCGCGCAGCATCTCGATGAGCCGGGCCTGCTTGGTGCCCGCGCGCGGCACGCGCGTCTTGGGCGCTGGATCGGCCTTGGCGGGGTCGTCCTGCGGGTCCTCCGCACTCAGCGCATCGTCGGCGCACGTGGGCGCGCTGTCGCCGCCTTCCGGCTCGATCCCGATGGCGGCGAGGCCCGCATTGGTAATGTGCAGCAGGATCGCGCAGCCGTCCTCGTCATTGCGCCAGATGCGGTTGAGCGCGGGATCGGCCTTTGTCTGGCTGTCGGTGAAGGTCTCGGCGATGAGCCCGCGCTTCATGAGCGCACCGATCACTTTCTGTGCGGCGCCACCACGCAGGGAGCCGGGCAGCGGCAGAACATTCCGGTCCTCGCGCTGCGCGGCGGCGCTGAGGATCACGAGTTGGGTATCGGAAAGCTTGGTCATCCGGGGTCTCCTTCATCGGGGCCCGCGTCATGCGGCACCTTCTACGACCCCGAGCCGCGCCTCGGCGCGGCGGGAGTTCCGGCTGTGCCGGGGATCACTCGGCGAATTCGCCCTCACCGAACAGGAAGTCGGTGATCTCCCTGAGGTCGCTGGCGACGTGGTCGAGCGACCCGACGGCTCCCCAGTTGACGGCTTCGGGGTCGAACCCGAAGTGATCGTCGCTGAGCGCCTGCAGGCGGGCGAGCATCTCGTCGATTTCGGCCTTTTTGCCAATGAAGGCGTCCAGAGCGGCCTCGTGGTTGCGCCGGGCCTTCTCGGCCCGGAGTTCGTGCCGGGGTGTGGTCTGGGGGTTCAGGCGGGTCATGGCGGGCTCCGTAGCTGAGTTGCATCGTTTTCGTGGAACCAGGTTCGCTCTGCTTTGGAGGCATATCAACTACATAAGCACATGATTTTGCATGATAATCGGAGCGCTCAATGGAGGGTATGAGCGAGCGCCAATACGCCGCCCGTGTCGGCCTTTCGCGCGGTGCGATCCAGAAGGCCAAGGCGACGGGACGGCTGGTGCTGCACGGGGATGGCAGCATTGACGCAGAGGCCAGCGATGCCCTGCGCGCGCACGCAACCGATCCATCGAAGACCCGCAAAGCGCCAAAGGCGAAGCTGAAACCCGTTCCGGAAGCGGCGGTGTCCGCCGTTGGCGACACGCTCAAGGAACAGGGGATGGCTGCGCCGCCGGTTGGCAGCGGCACCACGTTCCTGCAGGCCAAGACGGCCAACGAAGTGCTTAAGGCTCAAGAACGCCGCCTCCGGCTGCAGAAACTCAAGGGTGAACTGATCGACCGCGCCAGGGCGGAGACGCTGATGTTCCGGCTCGCGCGCGAGGAACGCGACGCGTGGGTGACCTGGCCGGCGCGGGTGGCCGCGCAGATGGCGGCGGAACTCGTCGCGGCGCTCGAAGACCCGGAGACCGCCGCGAACGGCATTTCAGAACCAGCGGTGACGACCGCGTTGATCCAGAGACTGCTCGAAACCCATGTCCGCGCCCAGCTCGACAGCCTCGCCGATGTCCGGCCGAGGCTCGGATGAGAATGCGCTCGACTTCGACGGAGCGGAGGGACTTCTTCGGGCATGGCGCAGCGGCATCCGTCCCGATCCCGACCTGACGGTTTCGCAATGGGCGGATCGGCATCGGCGGCTGGGCTCGCGCGCCTCCGCGGAGCCGGGCCGGTATCGCTCTGCGCGCACGCCCTACATGCGCGAAATCATGGACCGGCTCTCGCCGGGCGATCCCACGCAAAGGGTCGTGTTCATGAAGGCCGCGCAGGTCGGCGCGCCGCTTGCGCTCGATACGCCCGTACCGACTCCGTGCGGATGGACGACCATGGGCGAGATCGCCGTGGGCGACCTGGTCTACGACGAGGGCGGGCGCATCTGCCGGGTCACCGGCCTGTCGCCGGTGTTCGAGGATCGTCCCTGTTTCGAGATCGCATTCGACGACGGCGAACGTATCGTCGCGGATGGCGATCATCGCTGGCCGGTCTGGGACTTCACGAACGACCGTCCCGTTGCGCGCACGCTGACCACGGCGGAGATGTCCGGGCGCGTGAGGATCGGGGCCCGGGCCAGGCGTCACCGCTATGCCATCGACTGCTGCGATCCGGTCGACATGCCGGAGCAGGACCTGATCCTGCATCCCTACGTGCTGGGGCTCTGGCTCGGGGACGGCTCGTCGGTCATGAACCACATCTCGGTGCACGAGGAGGACGCCGAGATCGTCGAACACCTGCGGGACTGCGGCGTCGAGGCCGAGTTCCGGCTGCCGAAGTGGCGCAAGGGCCGGGTTGCCAATGTCGTGATCGACCCGACCCTCCGGATGCGGCGGGCGGATGGCGCGTCGCTCTCGAGTGCTTTCCGCTCGCGCTTCGTGACGCGACTGCGGCAGCTCGACCTGCTGGACAACAAGCACGTGCCGCTGCCCTACATGCGGGCCAGCCGCGCCCAGCGGCTGGAGCTTGTGCGCGGGCTGATGGATTCCGACGGCACGATCACGCCGGACGGCAAGCGCTGCGAGTTCTCGAACGCCGACCGGGGCCTCGTCGATGCGATGGTCGAGTTGCTGCGCGGGCTCGGGTACAAGCCCGCGATCTATCATGGGCGTTCGCGCAGCAAGGTCATCGGGCGAGACGGCCGTGCGACAACGTCCGGGGAATACTGGCGCGTCTCCTGGACCGCCTATGCCGAGGAACCTATGTTCCGGCTCTCGCGCAAACGGGCGCGGATGCGCCCGATCGAGAGCGGGCGACCCTGGAAGAGCCGCCGCCGGCGGATCGTGGCGATCCGGCCGGTGCCGAGCGTGCCGGTGCGCTGCATCGAGGTGGACTCGCCGAGCCACCTGTTCCTGTGCGGGAGGGGCTGGATCCCGACGCACAACACCGAAGCCGGAAACAACTGGATCGGCTTCGTGATCCACCAGGCACCGGGGCCGATGCTGGCTGTCCAGCCGACGGTGGAACTGGCGAAACGGAACTCCCGCCAGCGGATCGACCCGCTGATCGACGAGAGCCCGGAACTGCGGGAGCGGGTCAAACCGGCACGCTCGCGGGATGCTGGCAACACGATGCTGTCCAAGGAATTCGCGGGCGGCATCCTGATCATGACCGGTGCGAACTCGGCGGTCGGGCTGCGCTCCACCCCGGCGCGCTACATCTTTCTCGACGAGGTCGACGCCTATCCGGCGTCGGCCGACGAGGAAGGCGATCCGGTGACGCTGGCCGAGGCGCGGTCGCTGACCTTTGCCCACCGGCGCAAGGTGTTCCTGGTCTCGACCCCGACGATCCGGGGGCTCTCCCGGATCGAACGCGAGTTCGAGGCATCGGACCAGCGGCGATACTTCGTGCCGTGCCCGTATTGCGGGCAGATGCAGTGGCTGAAATTCGAGCGGCTACGCTGGGAGAAGGGCCGGCCGGAAACGGCGGACTACCGTTGCGAGGCCTGCGAGGTGCCCATCGCGGAACACCACAAGACGGCGATGTTGCAAGCGGGCGAATGGCGTCCGACCGCCACGGCGGCCGATCCGAACACCGTCGGCTATCACCTCTCGGCGCTCTATTCACCCATCGGCTGGCTGAGCTGGGAGCGGATCGTGCGGGCATGGGAGGCGGCCCAAGGGTCGGACGAGGCAATCAAGGCGTTCCGCAACACGATCCTTGGCGAGACATGGGTCGAGACCGGCGAGGCGCCCGATTGGCAGCTGCTTTACGACCGGCGTGAACGCTGGAATCCGGGCATCGTTCCCGCGGGCGGATTGTTCCTGACCGCCGGGGCGGACGTGCAGAAAGACCGCATCGAGGTCGATGTCTGGGCCTGGGGGCGTGGGCTCGAAAGCTGGCTTGTCGATCACGTGGTGATCGAGGGCGGACCCGACCGGCAGGATGCCTGGGGCGACCTGACCGAATTGCTCAGCCGTACCTGGCCGCATGAGCGCGGCGCGCATCTGAAGATCGCGCGGCTTGCCATCGACACCGGCTACGAGGCTCCGGCGGTCTATGGCTGGGCGCGGGCGGAGGGCTTTGCACAGGTCGCGCCCGTCAAGGGCGTCGAGGGGTTCAATCGGGCAAGCCCGGTCTCCGGGCCGACCTATGTCGACGCCACCGAGGGCGGCAAGCGCCTGCGGCGGGGCGCGCGGCTTTGGACCGTGGCGGTCTCGACGTTCAAGGCCGAAACCTACCGCTTCCTGCGGCTGGC